AACAAACCTTGCGTTGCAATATCTTTTGGTGACCGGTAATTGCTTAGAGTATATGCAACCGGACAACACCATTCGCATCTTTAGACTCGACCAGTATTGTGTATCTCGCGATATGCAGGGTGATGTCATAGAGATTATTACTGAGGAATACCTTTCACCTGAAAGCCTTCCTGACGCGGCTAAGAATATGATCACGTCAGAGGATTTCAGTAGTAATCGTGTTCCGTTATACACACACATCCGCCGTAACAAGCAGATGAAATTTGATGTGTATCAGGAAATCAATTCCAAACGTGTGCCTAAGTCAGATGGCGTTTATGAGGTTTGTCCTTACAACGCACTTAGATACACATCTGTAGTCGGTGAGGACTACGGTCGTGGAAAAATCGAAGAGCATCTTCCTGACTTGCGGACGATTGACGCACTATCTAAATCATTGATTGATGGTGCGGCGATGGCGTCTCGCAATGTGACGATGATTAGACCGAACGCCGCTGGTGGTATCAACCTTCGTAGGCGTATCGCGAAAGCGGATAACGGCGACATCATTGTGGGTAACCCCGAAGATGTTGTAATGCTTCAATTCCAAAACAACAACGGTATGCAACTCTGCGCCGCCGAACTAGAACGTCAGACACGCGAAGTGTCACAGGCATTCTTGATGGGCGCGGCGACTGTTCGTGACTCTGAACGCACAACCGCGTTTGAAGTCCGGCGCATGACTGAAGAACTAGAAGCCACACTAGGTGGCGTCTACTCGCAGTTGTCTGAAACAATGCAACAAGCGCGCATGAAACGCTTGATTATTCAGATGCAACGCGGCGGTCAATTGCCACAGTGGCCGGAAGGTCTAGTTGAACCAGTTGTTCTTACTGGTATGGAAGCGTTAGGCAGAGAACAGGATGTCAATAAAGTCCAAGTTGCATTGCAGTTCTTGCAAGGAATGGGGCCTGACATGATGAAATACATCAAGATGGATGTCCTTCTTGGCAAGGCGTTTCATGGTCTTGACCTACCTGATGCCGTTCGTAACCAACAAGAGGTTATGGAAGAGCAACAGGAACAAGCACGTCAAGCGGCTCTTGCCGCCGGTGCTACTGCCGCGGCGCAACAAGCGGGCGTTCAGGGGGCTGATGCAATAATGCAGACGGCTCAAACTCAAATGACATCACAGTGAGGATTACATGAGTGATACACAACAAGCAACAAGCGTAGAGAGTGGCTCTGAAGAATACAATCAGTTGATGATTGATAAGTATCAGAACCAAGCAGCGGACGCAGAAATGGGCAACCAGCCCGACCCTGTGCCGGTTACTCCGATGCCGGACGGCGGTTTCGAAAAATTCTATAACGCCGATACTGGCGAATATAATTGGGAGAACCATGCCAAAGAACTTAATTACCGGCTACAAAATCAAACAGACCAAACTGAATCTGATACGGAGAAAGCCGATACAAAGAAGGAACAAGAAGAGCAACAGGCAGTCAACGACATCATCAGCCAAGCCGGACTCAACGGCGACACGCTCCGCTCACAACTTGAGCAAACGGGAGATTTGGATGATGAAGCCTATGCCGCGTTGGAGCGGGTCGGACTTCCGCGAGATATCGTAGAAACCTATGTTGAAAACCTAAACTTTAGACGTGAGTCACAGATCAATCAGGCTCTCGACTATGTAGGCGGTGAACAAGCATGGCAAGAGATGTCTGCGTGGGGTGCTAACAATTTGACGGAATCTGAAGTCAATCAGTATAACGAACTGTTAGCCACACCTGAATGGCGTATTGCTGTTGACGCAATGCGTGTTCGCATGGGTGACGCCGCGCCTAATCGCTCTCCTGAACCCTCTTTGGTGTCAGGTCAGACACAGAACGGTTCTACGTTTGGGTATCGCTCTAAGTCTGAAATGAAGAACGATATGTCTGACCCACGATATAAGTCAGACCCAGCATTCCGCATGGATGTCATGCGTAAGATGCAGTCTGCAACGTGGGATTTAGACGCGTAACTTTTGGGGGCAGTGTGCAGATTGCACATTTGCCCCTATTTTTGTGCAATTCCAGCAATCTTCTGCCCGATAAATTCGAGCATAGGTGATGCACAGTCAGTATAGCAGACCCGATAAGTCGGATAATCTGTGTAGAAAGCGTGACTAACCTTATCAAAATCTGAACTCAACTTAATTTTCTTGGAGAGAACTTATGGCTACAGGAACTGCCTCTAGCCCCGTTCGTTTTGGTAAAGGCCAGTCGAGTCCTGTTGATAATCGTTCCTTATATCTTGACCTCTTTGGTGGTGAGATTATTACCGCGTTTGATAACGCAACGGTTACTCTGGACAAGCACACGGTAAAATCCCTTAGCGGCGGTGCTAAATCATACCGTTTCCCGAAGACGTGGAAGGCCGAGGCCGAATATCATACGCCCGGCACTGAATTGCTTGGCAATGATTTCACGACCGGTGAACTGACAATTAACGTAGATGACATCCTAGTATCGCACTATGCGATTGCTGACTTGGATCGTATCTTGTCGCACTTCGATATGCGCTCAATCATTTCAGGTGAAATGGGTCGCGCGTTGGCAAAAGTGTTCGATAAGAACGTATTCCGTCAGTTGATCCTAGCAGCGCGTGATGCTGGTTCGTCTCCGTTTCCAGGTGGTGAATCCATCACTGACGCATCACTTGCGGCATCTGCCGGTGTCTACTCAGGCATCGATTGGATTGACGCAATCCGTGACGCAAACATTCGTCTTTACAACAAAGATGTTCCGGAAGATATGCCGCGCTACCTTGCGGTTACTACCGAAGTCTTTGACGCAATTAAGTATGCGAAAGACAGCAATGGTCAATATTTGATCCTCAACCGTGACTTCCAAGCGGATACCGCTGGTGGCATTAGTTCACGCGGCGAAACCATCAAGATCGATGGTGTTACCGTTGTTAAGTCACGCAACATCCCATCTACTGATGAGAGCGCGGCAACCGGTGTTTACTCTAAATACCGTGCAGACTTCCAGAACACCGTTGGTGTTATGTGGTGTCCGCAAGCCGTTGCGACTGTCAAACTCATGGACATTTCGATGGAAAATGAGAGAGATGTGCGGCGTCTTGAGGATTTCATGGTTGCCAAAATGTTTGTCGGACATGGCACTATGCGTCCTGAAATGGCGGTCGAATTTAAGACTGCTTAATTTATCGGGGGAGTCACGAAATGTGGCTCTCCCTTTTTTTTACAATAGGAGACAGCGATGAGTCTGACTAAACTTGAGGCTGTCAACATCGTCCTAGACGCCATTGGTGAATCGCCCGTATCAAGTCTGACTTCCGGTCTTCCTGATGCTGAAGCGGCTGAAGCGAAAGTGGATGAGGTGCGTGTAGAAGTATTATCACGCGGTTGGCATCAAAACATGGAGAAGTCTGTAAAGTTAAAGCGCGATGCTAATAACAACATTCTTCTATCTAATACTTATCTGCGTGTAGACACCACCGGCGCGGATAAAGACCTAAATGTCACCCAACGTGTGACAGGTGGTAAACGTCTGTTATTTGATGTTGTTAAGCGCACATTTTTATTTGAGCGTGATGTCGAAGCAGATGTGATTGTGGACATCCCATTTGATGAACTCACAATCGAATTACAGAATTATATTGCTGCGCGGGCGGCACGAAAGTTTCAGGAGTCAGCTTTAGGCTCTGCGTCATTGGATGCCTTTACAGTCCGTGCGGAAGCCGAAGCGTGGGCGGGGCTACAAGATGCGGAAGCAGAGAATGAGGATAACAACATTCTCCGTGAGTCTGCACACTTAGCCTACGCGACTTATAGAAACAGTCCGTATTGGGGGAGATAACAAATGGGCAAACTAGTCGAACAGTCCATTAAAACAATGTATCAGGGCGTGTCGCGACAGCCTGACCCTGTTCGACTGCCGGGTCAGGTTGAGCAAGCCGACAACATCCTAGTTTCCATTGTTACTGGTGGTATCGAAAGTCGTCCGTCATCGCGGCATATTGGGGCTATCAATTCAGTTGCTGACGCTGATACGCCCGCTATCTACGCGTATTCGCGAGATGCCGTTGAGCGGTATCTAGTTGTAATTAACAACAGCGACTTAAAAGTTTATGACTTAGACGGGAATGAACAAACTGTCACATTTCCGGACGGCAAGTCCTATTTAACAGCAACTAATGAAAAAGACAGTTTTTCGTTTGTGACTATTGCGGATTACACCATAATCGCAAACGATCAAGTAAAAGTCTTAATGACGCCTAGCACTTATGTGCAAACCTATCGTGCGTTGATTAACCCTAGAACAACTAACGCGTCAACGGATTACACAATATCCATCTCTACAGATGCTGGTGTAACGTGGACACAAATTTGGAGTTATAGTGGCACAGCCGCAATTTCAAATACAGCGGTAAGTTCTAACATTTATTCTAACGTGTCGCTCCCTTCTGGCTTTAGTAAAAGCAAAGTGGGTGATACCGTTGTGATCACCGGTAATGTTGATTTTCGCATTAGGCATACAGGCACAGACGCGACATATGGGCCGTGGGCTATGACTGATAATATTCCTCAACGGGAATACTTACCGTCAGCAGCTCCGGCTGATTACTATATCCGCGTAGGTCAGAACATTGATGGCGACCAGTATGGTTATTGGGCGCGGTTTGATGATGGTGAAGGCGGTTGGGTGGAAAGCGTCAACCCTTATGAAGACAATGACTTTAATGTATCCACAATGCCACACTGGTTGGTTCGCGAAGCAAACGGCACGTTCACATTTAGACAGGGCGATTATCCCGGTCGAATTGCGGGGGATAATGATACTGTTGGTGTCCCTGATTTTGTTGATGACTATGTTCAGGCTGTAGCGTTCCACCGTAACCGGTTAGCGTTTGTATCAGGCGAAAGTGTATTCTTTAGTCAGTCAGGTAAATATTTTACATTCTGGCCTGACTTTAGCACTCAATCGTTAGACTCAGACGGCTTCGGATTGACAGCGTCTTCTGAAACTGTAAACGATTTAAGACACGCGGTTGGTTTCCGTAAGGCTTTGTTCCTTACGTCAAACAAAGCACAGTTTGAAGTCTCCGGTAGTCAGGTGCTAACACCTAAAACCGCGACTGTAGACTTGGCAACATCATATTTGACTGAAGAAAAATGCAAGCCAATTACACTTGGTAACAAATTGTATTTTGCGGCGAAGTCAGGTCGTGATGCTATCGTGTTCGAATATACCTACTCAGATGAACAGGTGTCTAACATTGCGTCTGACGTAACGCTACACGCGCTAGGTTATATCCCTGCGCCGATTGAGCGGATGGCTGGCGATCCAACTAACGATATGCTTATGTTGCTGACTGAGCGTGATCCCAATATGTTATACATCTATAAAATGTATGAAGACGGTGGGGCAAAGGCGCAGTCTGCGTGGGCGCGGTGGACATACGGTGACGATACTAAAATTAAATGGATGGAAGTCATCGATGGAGAAATGTATGTGGTGCTGTCGCGAGACGGACAAGTGTTTTTTGAAAAGACATTCTTGCGTTATGAGTTGTCTTCCGAAAAACATCCGTATCAAGTCAGTATGGACAGACAAGTCCGTGTCACTGGCGTCTACGATGTCAACACAAACCTTACCACATGGACAACGCCGTATGATCATCACAACGCGTCCAGCGTGGTTTTGTCTACAGATTTTCCGGTTGGTCAGGTTGGTGAAGTTCTTAACATCTCATACCCCACGTCAACGAGTATCACGGCGGTGGGTAACTATGAGAACGGCGAAGCCATCATTGGTGAAGTCTTCGAGTCATCAGTAATCCTAAGTAACCTATATCCGCGTGATCCAAACAACTTGCGTATTGCAATCACAAGTGGTCGCTTTCAGTTGCGGAACATCGCGTTCAACTTTAAGGAAACAGGCTTCTTTAAGATTGAGGTTACACCTGAGTTCCGGTTGCCAAAGACCTTCCAGTTTACGGGGCGTATTATCGGTCGAGGAACATCGAAGGTTGGTGTTGCGCCGGTCGAAGAACTTGGGCAATTCCGTGTGCCGGTCAGGGCTAACGCAGCTGCTGTTCAAATAAGGATTTATAACGACACAGAGAAACCGTTCAACATTACGTCAATTGATTATGTTGGATACTTCAACGAGATAACGAGACAGGGGTAATGATATGTGCATGACACTTATGGTGGCGTCACTCGCCATGTCCGCAGTATCCGCCGCGTCCGCTATCAGTGAGTCTAACAAAGCGGCAAGGCGGGCGTCTGAACAGGCGCAGTCTGCGTATCAGGCGGCGGAAGCAAACACCAAATCAAAATACGCTGAGACAAACCGCAAGATTGCTGAAGAACAGATTGACTCAATGAATGAGCAATCCGACAAGATACGGGAGGCTAACTATGCGTTAGGAACTTTCCGTGCGGCTGAAACCGCCTTGTCGGATTCATCTCTTGGCACAATTGGGTTTGAGCAATTGTATGGTGAGTCCGTAGATTACATTCGCTTAGAGCGTAATCAGCAACGTCAGTTTTGGGCGTTGGAATCTGAAAAGTCGGCGGCTGAAATCAACTACATCAATGAGACTACTGCCGCGCGTAACCAAGCGGATAACGCTATTCGTGAGGCAAACGCAAGGGCTTCTCAAGCATTCTTGGGGGCAATCGGCAGCGGCTTACAGATTGGAACTGGTTATTACAATCAACAACAAACTATTGCGGCAATTAAATCTAGTTAAGGAGTTCGTAAATGCCTAGACGATCATCGAACGTGCTGGCTACCACGAACCAGCCCGGAGCGGTTGTTCCAAAGACACAACTGCAAAACTTTCAAAACGTGCAATTGGATAAGATCAGCGATAAGGCTGGCATCAATCCATTTGCTGGCGATTTGACACAAGCCTTCACATCGTTCTTTGGACAAGTCCAAGATGCGATTGGTAACCTTCAGAGTGCTGAATTTACAAAGGCAAAATTGGGCGCGGAACGTGAGGCTATTGCACGGCGCAGGGCTGGCGCGGTAGACGCGTTCGAAATGCAACAAGAGAAAAACACAGATGGCAGTCCTAAGTATGCGTCTTATCAAGATGCACAGGCGGCATCTACTAATGCTCATAAAGATGAGTATGGTTACAGCCAAGCGTTTCAAGAAGCGTATGGTAAAGCCACCGCTGGTAAGCTGTGGGCAGACTTTAAGATTGAATCTCAAGGTTGGTCTGCCAGTCAGTTTGAAAGCAAGGCGCAAGAATGGTGGTCAAAAAACTACGGAAAAGGTAGTGGCAGCGACATCATTGACTTAGAGATGCAATCGACTTGGGCGCGTAACTTTCAGAATGAGCGTGTTGATCAGGCTATGAAAGCCCTTGAGAATAGCCGCTCTATGGCTCTTAGTGCTACGTCTAACTCAGCGTTTACTATAGTCAACCAGCCCGGCGGATGGGGCTACAAAGAATTTGATGAACTTTACACTAAAGTTGCTGGCATCAACCCAAACGCCACGGCTGGTAAAGTCCGTGCGGCTACTTTGGATATGCTGGCGGCGGCATCTATTACTAACGGTCAAGCAGGGATGCAGAATTTTCTGTCCTTTCTTGATAAAAAAGACCCCTCAACTATTCTAGGTGAAGGTCAAGTTAGTGTAGGTCAATCGTTGTCTGACCGCTTTCCGGCAGACATCGCCGCGTTACGCAACCGTGTATATACAATGCAACAGCAATATGTCACCGCGGGTGGTGTCAACAAGGTTAGTGCATTCAATACAAAGGTTCAAAACGCTCTTACAGAAACACAAGGCAACACCGCAGCGCGCGTCAAAGCACTGAGTGAACTTAGCATTTCCGATCTTGGAGAACTAAATAACACGCCTGGTGTAAACATGGCGATGTATGCGGGGGCAAAGGCGGAGATCACAAAGCACTTGATTGCCGCGCGTGATGACATGGTAGGCATGGCTCAGATCGAAGCGTTCGCGTTTCCTAAAGACGGTCAGCCACAAGTTGCACACCCGAACCTCACTATCGACAAGATGAAAGACTTGTTGCCTAAAATGATAGGTGAAACCAAGTATAACTTTCTTGCAAATCCTCAAGCGGCTAACGCAACAGGTAATTTGCTCAGTGAAGTTATTCAGCGTTTTGGCACAGAGGTTGTTGGTGATGATGTCCTTCAGATGATCAAAGCGGGCTTAATGTCTGACGATGAGCGTCTACAAACTGCATCACAGACTTTGTTGCGGACGATTGACCCTGACATGAAAATCGCACGTCAACTATTCAAAGACGACCAACAAGTCAGCAATATGTTTTCGGTGGGCAGTGATGGTTCAATCCGTTTAGATGTGAATGACCTTCAAACACCCGGCCTTGAAGATGCGCGAACTGCCGTTCAAACTACCGGTATTGAAAAACTAATCACTGGTGAAGAAAAGAAAGCCGATATTGCAACGGAATATCAGTCTTGGTTAGAGAAAGTTTACGAGCGTGTCCAAGAGAACAAAGGGCTAGACGGTTGGTTCACGTCAGACGCTACCGGTAATCCGGCCGTTAATGACTTGATTAAACGCTTTGCAAGTGATGAAGCCGCGCGAATGTTAAACAACGGCGGTGCTGTTGACGCAGACAAACTTGCGGCTAATGTTGCCAAGCGTATTGATCCTTTGATTCATATTGATGAAGGGATGCTGCGTATTACCGGTGAGTTGCCTAATGACCAAATCCCACTAGGAAACCAAGTGCCTCGCAGAGACGGCACAGGTGGGTTTGAAGATGTGATTAGTAATATGAACAAGGCAGTAGACTCTATCCCTGTTGGTCTAACAAGTCTCAAGTTGCCAAATGGCGAAATGTTAGACGATGGTGACCAGTTGGGCATTTCCTATAATAAAAACTTAGGAATGAAAAACGTCTACCAAGTTGTTTATAAAGACGGTGTAAGGTCAGGCACTCCGGTGTCTATTCCAATTCGCGACCCTCAAAGTGGTAGTTTCACATCAATCGATGGCTCACGGCAGTATCGGGAAGATGGTAAAGAATACTCATGGTGGCAAACGGAAGACAACAACTTTCTAGAGTTCAAACTTACTGGCAACGTGGCTAACGATGAGTTGCTACTAAAGCGGTTTGTGCATCCATCTATCCGTCTCATACCTTTTCCGGCACACGCACCCACCATGTATTACATGGGCGTTGAGCCTCACTTTAACAAATTCGATGGTAAATATATGACCTTCGGCGCACTCGAAGAATTGGCTAATTCTGGGCAATACCCAAAAGCACCACTCTACAACGAGTTCGATGACGGTAATTCCATCATTGCCCCATAGGAGTTCTCATGGCGGGAGTATCTACTTTATATGAAAAAGGTGAAATGCCGCCATTGCAACTGGATGGTATCACCAGCGAAACAAAATGGAACAACGAGTTTTTGAATCAAACTATGCAGAACCTTCGTGTCGGCGGCTTTGTGTCTCCGACCGAAGGCACTCTGAAACCACTTAATTTTGGTAACAACCTTGAAGCCGGACTAGATCAAGTTCACAACTCTGTATTAAATTTCAAAGGCGCAAATGGTTTTAGCACCGATGATACGGACTACCATAAAATGCGCTTCGATTTCATCACGGCTGAAGAGTCTTACAGCGCAACAACCTACATGGTTGATGGTGTGCCACACATTGGCTACGGGTTTAACCTTGAAGCACCCGGCAATAAAGAGTTGGCAATGGAGACTCTGAAAATAAGTGAATCAGAGTGGAATAACCTAAAAGGAAAATCCTCACAGATTTCTGAACGTGAGGGGCGTCTGTTGTTTGAGGCGTCAGTCCGTAACGCGGAAAAGGTTGTGCAACAGAAACTTGATGGTGTGCCTCTTAACGCGAACCAGCGTGTGGCTTTGGTGTCTATGGCATACAACGCCCCCGCACTTATTGGGCCTAACATTACTAAAGCATTGCAGAGTGGTAATGCAGCCGGCGTTTCTTTTGAAATACTAAACCGGTCTAACGCAAACAAACTAAAAGGTTTAGACAACCGGCGTAAGCGTGAACATGATATGTTCTTCGCTTATGACTCCAATTGGACGAAAGTCGCGAAAGGTGATGACTTGCGTAAAAACCCCGGCGGGTTCTCTATATTGAACTTGTTTGGTATTAGCACCGCGCAAGCCGATGAGTTTCACCCGTCAGGTCAACAGCACATCTTTCAGCCTAAGTCTAGTAACCAGCCTAACTTGTTGTTAGCAAGTATCGCGACTGAAGGCGCAGTAGTTGAGAACGGACTACAATCGTCACAACGTCCTGTCTTGCGTCCTGACACTGGTAATGGCTTAGACACTTCACCACTTCCCGTTCCACGTCCGGAAATCGAGACACCTGAAGTTAAACCTGAACAGACGGTCGAAGAAAAGTATGGTGATCGTGGTGTGTTGCGGGCAGATACTGATCCGATACGTTGGAACTCGCTGGACAATGCTGTTCGTGTGGTCTACCCGACTGCGTGGCAACGTATGGGCGGTCGCTTTAAGAATAAGCCGGGCCTTGCACCTAACGATTTGCCAACACCAGCCCGTGCGTTTGCTCAATACAAACTAGAGCGATCCACGTTTGATTGGTCAACACAAGAATACGGTAATGATTTCTTCAATCCTAACGAGTTGGAGACGTTGGAGAATTTCATTTTGTGGGCAGAGTCACAAGGTAAGACATCAATTCAGTATGAAGATTACGACACCTTCTTTGGCATTCGTGCTGTCAACGGGATGTATGTCTCTGAGATGGTTGGATCGGCTAAAGGGCTGTCGCGTATCGAAGCGGAGTATAAGAAACGTGGGATAACTCGCCCGTCTGACCTTGAGTTGCATGAGGCAGCGTATGGCACAGATAGTTTCTTAGGAAAGAGTGCTGATAAATATATTAGTCTCGCAAAGATGGCGATGGACTCGCACGATCCTGTTATGGCTCTAGCACTGACACTTGGTCGGATTACATGGTCACGCGATGAGCAAGGTCGGCTAATTGTCGAGGATGATTACAACTTTACGAGACAAAGTAATCGCGGTGGTAAACAAGCGTATCACAGTGTGCGTGGTAATCAGAATGACGACAAAGAAAGACCGGCTTTCCGATTCAAATTGATATTAAACTAGGAGTAAGGAATGGCAGATCAAGTCATTACACTAGGCAATGAAGACTACATGAAGCCTGTTGAATTGCCTGACAGTGTGCCTGAGAGGGCTGACATAGTCCGGAACAGGCGGGCGTTAGGTGGTAATGAATATCTAACCGTTCCAGCTGCCCCCGAACTTGGCTTCTTCGGCACTGCATATGAAATGTATATGCAAGAGACGGTTGTCGGTGACGCGTTGCGTTATGGCATTGTGCCTACCGATAAGAGTTACGCTAACTATAAGTATGACCCACAGAGTGGCTTCAATCCATACCGCTACTTTCTCGACAATCGGGAGACACTGCTAGACATGGAAGAACATATTCGGGGCTACTTGTTTGACGATGTGTATGACGAAAAGCAATTCAAAGACCGCGTCCAGCGTTTACGAACAGCGGCACAATATCGTGATTCACTGGCTAACGGTAATGTCGCAGGGATGTTGCTTGGGGGCGTCTTAGGATTTGTTGATGTTACAACGCTGATACCAGGTGTAAACATCGCCAAGAAAGCCAGCACTATTGGTAAGATTGGTAAGTGGGCGTTAGCGGGTGCATACTACAGCGG